CGCTCCTCGATCTTGCCGGACCAGCGCCGGATCGAGACGCTGTTCTCGGGCCAGGTCAGACGGCCGGTTTCGGTCACGATGCCGAACACGGCCTCGCGGTTGATCTCGGCCGCGGTGTCGTCGGGGATCAGCAGCATGTTGCGGCCCATCGAGGCGGTGCGCTGGATCTCGCCGACATAGGGCCAGACGTCCGCCTCTGCGACGGCGCCGAACTGAAATCCGAACGTCCTGGGATTGTACAGTTGGGTCTCGAACCTCGCCCCGCTGCGGGACCGACGCTTCGAGATCGCCGCCTCGAACCCGAAGTCCGACGCCGGCATGATGCCTGTGGTCGGGGCCCAGAAATCGCCGATCCAGAGCAACGGGACGTTGATGAAGCCGTCCGGATTGGCCGGGTCGTCGATATCGATCGTGACCTGCGTCACGTCCGACGCGGCGTCCGCAACATAGACGACCTGCCCATAGCCGGGAGACGGACCGAACACCGTTGCTGAGATCGGCTGTGCGCCCCCGGCATCGAACGCGGCAATGCTGACGTTGGCCGTGATGCTTAGGTTGGTCCGGAACAGGCCGATCCCGCGAACTGCGCCGCCGCTTGGTAGGTCTACGATCAGGGCTGTGACCGTGGTGCCAGGCTTGGTCTGAAAGGCGGTGGTTGGCCCGCCCTGGTCGTTCACCAGGTTGTCGGGCGGAAGGGCCGACTCATATGGCCAGGGCGAGGTGATGGTCGCGGTCTTGGCCAGATTGGTGATGCCAAACAGGGTGCCCATCAGCCGATCACCGTCAGTGTCATGGTGTCCTGGCTCGCGTCGAATCCCCGACCGACAACCTGCAGCATTTGCCCGTTCTCCATGGCGTGGTTCGGGTACTCGATCCAGACGTAGGCGCCGAACGCGATGTCGATCCCGTCCGACACGTTGATCGTGACGTCCCATTGGTATGGCCTGGCCCCGAGGAACGCGCCGACCGCATCAGCCACGGCCTGCGCATCGGCCAGCGTGGTGAGCGCGCCACCGAACGGGGCCGGGTCGTTCGCGTTGCGATAGGCCAGCGCGACGGCGCCGGAGGACCAGGTCGCGATCCGGTCCGCCTTCTCGACAAACTGGCGCTGCGCGTCAGTAATCGATCCGGAGAGCGTGCCAATTTGGACCGTCTCATTGTGGGCATAGTTGACCCTGATCCGGTACGGGGGCGGGCTGATCCCGGCCGGCAACGGCCGAGGCACGACGCCGCCAGTTCCGTCGTCCTGGACCAGGATGTTGTGGGTCCCGAACTGTGCCACGGGCACTGCGGTGAGCGGGATGGCACGAACCACCAGGACAGAAAGCGTGGAATCGGTGCAGGGCACCAGCTTGGCATAGATGCTATCGAGCAGACGCATCACGGCTGATACGCCGTCCTCGTTGCCCGACGGTGAGATGAAGATCCCGGCCTCGTACGGATATGCCGCATCCGCTGCGTCGAACGCGGCGGTGTTGATCAGCGCGGCCGGGACCAGCAGATCCTCCAGCATGAGGTTCTTCGCGATCGCGACCGCAGTCGTGACCGATCCGGCCAACGGGAACGAGCCCGTCAGATCTACCGTAATCTGGCCAACCGGTTTGGACCCGAGTTGGACCAAGCCCCGGCTCTTGTCGGTCCGATAGCTGCCCAGCGGCGTCACGCCGGCGTAGAGGTTGGTCGTATCGCCGGCCGGGGCGATGGTAACGCCGGCGTCCTCGTAGAGCTGATGGAACACCACGGCGGCATCAGAGAACTGATAGATCTGGTTAACCCGGTCGATCAGGGTGCCCGGAACGTTGAATCGCTTGCCTCGCACCTTCGGGATCGGGATGCCGGCCAGTTCTGGGTCGCCCTGATAGGTGCCGGTGCCCTGGTAGCTATCGCGCTGGGCCGGCCGCTCCAGCCAGGACGTGCCGTCCCGGATTGGTATCAGGAGATCCGTCTCCGACATGGACCAGGGCTCTGCCAAGCCACGAAACAGCACCTTGAGCGACGAAGTGGCCGGATCAATCCAGAGCCCGCGATAGTCGTCCCACGTCTTCTCGCCATAGTAGATCGTGACGTTGCGCCCGTCGGCGTTCCACGATCCGACGATGGAATCATACCGCCGATCCGCGTTGGCCAGCTGGACAGTGCCCCATCCCCATGTTGCGCCAACCTGTGCCGGATCGAGAGGGATACGGGCGTCGAGCTGAAACGCCTCTTGGATGACTGGCGCATAGACGACGACAGGGCTTTCCGTCCGGTATCCCATGTCGGACGCGGTCAGCGTGTCTGTGACCTCGGCCGCCGCACCCAGCACCGACAGGGTCGACCAAGGCGAGGTCGCCCAGCCTCGCACCGGGACGAGTGCCGACGTGCCGGGCCGGAAGATATCGATCGCGATGGCATAGAACGGCTGCGTCCCGGTCAGATAACCCGTGAGCGCAACAGCGACTGTGGACCCGAAACCGACCAGCGAGCCGCTGGGATCGGCGAGAACAAAGCCGTCGCCCCCGCCTACAACCTCCGTGTCCGTCATGCCGCCCTCGACGCCGGCGGCGCATAGGCATTGCGGTTGATCGAGTCACGGATCTGAACCAGGGCCGACTTCAGGTCATTGATCGCGGCGACCATTGTCTGCGTGTTGGTCTGCGCGATCTGCGCCATCGCCATGGCGGTCAGGGCCTGCGGCGACGTGGCCGAGACGCTTTCGAGGGCCTTCGCGATCCGATCATACGTCTGCGCGTAGCCAAGCCCGGAACCGGACAGTGCCCGAGATGCGTTCCGCAGCACTTCGGCGTTGCTGGTCAGGTTCTGGAGCGCGGTGAAGTCGCCAGCGCGCGCCGCGGCCAAGCCTGTATCGAACTGCCGGCTCGCGATGTCGTATTGCGCCCGGGCGGAGAATGGTGACGCCTCTCCGACCTGCAAGCTCCGGGCATACTGCGTGATCTGTTGGATCACGTTCGTCACGCCCGCATCGGCCTGGTCGCGCTTTTGCTGATTGAGCGCGTCGGTCTGATCCTTGATCGCATCCCGCTCTTTGTTCTGCGCGATAACCAGGGCGTTGATCCGCCACTCGACATCTCCCGCCGCCAGTCCAAGCGCCACAAGCTGCGCGCGGGTGGCGTCCAGTTCCAACTTCGCCGTCTGATCGAAGATGGCGAGCTGCGTCGAGACCGAGTTGTCGTTCGCCGCCTTGGCGCCACGGGTCAGAAGGCCAACGTCGAACTGCGCCACCGAGGTGTCACGCGCCTGCTTCATGACGCCGACTTCGGCATCGAGGGCCGCGAGGACGGTGTTCATGATCTGCACGGTCGACGGGTTCCAGCCGATCGCAGCCAAGCTCGCGCTGATCTGGTCCTTCGCGATCTGGTTACCGCGCTGCCGCTCGGCCAGCGACGCGCCGAAGTCATTGCCCTGCGCCCGCATCAGCCGGTTGCCGTAGTTGAATTTCGTGTCCTCCTGGAGCGAGAACGACGCCAGGGCCTGTTGGCTCAGGATCGCGTCCCGCTCCCGCTGCTGTGCATCCGCCAGCTTTCCGGTCGCCGTCTCAATCTGAGCCGAGGAGGCGTTCAGCTGCCGGAGTTCATCCAGCAAGCTGGTCATCTGACCCGCGGCCTGCTGATCGAACGAGATCAGGGTGGCGCGGTTTGTGTCGCCGGCGACCGTGGCGAGCCGAGCATCGATCGATGTGTTGAACCCGGTCAGATACGTCCGGATCTGACTGAACGCCGCACCAAGCCCATCGGTGGCATCAACGAGATCGATCTGCTTCCGCAGGGTCACTTCGGCCGCGGTGCGCTGATCCGCTAGCGTGTCGGTCAGCTTGGCGACCATGCCAGCGGTATCCTCGGACGAAGCGCCGAGGCTGCCCAGCTGCGACCGCAGGCTCTTGATCGCCGCAGCGGCAGCGAGATCGATCTGCTTCAACTGACCGGCCAGCGCGCCCTCGTTGTCGTTCGCCGTGCCGTAGCCGATCTGCACCTTGATGGCTTCGAGTTCCGCATTCCGCGAATCCGTCAGATCCTGCGTGGCCTTGATCTGCGCCTCGGCCAGCTTGGCAGTCTCCTGGCCATACTCACCGGCCTTCGCGATCGCGTCGGTATAGGACTTGTTCAGTTCGTCGAGTTTGGCCTGATATTGGTTCGTGGTGTCGCCGGCATCGCCCAACACCGCAGTCAATTGCGGCAGGGTCTGGTCCATGAAGGTCCGGAACCCCGTCACGAAGGTGTTGAATTCATCGCCGGACGAAAACGACCGATCTTGCAGGACGCGATTGGCATCTTCGGCACCGGCACCGGTCACGGCGAAGCGCAGCCCTGGGAACGCCGATGCTAGGCTGGAATACTTCGACGGATCGGCGGTGCCATCTGGCGTGTTCTGGCCGATCTGCAACCACTTGCCGGTAGCGGCATCGATCAGCCGGTTGGTCTGGCCATCCGACGAGGCGCCGTTCGCGATCTTGGTCCCGGTCTGCGCCAGCACCTGGTTCAACGAGGCGATCTCGTTGCCGAGCGATTTCACTTCCTCGGCAGTGTCAGCCAGTTGCGAGTAGGTCTTGCCTAGCGACAGCGTACCGGCATCCGTCACGCCGATCCCGGTGCTGCTGTAAAGGCTCGGCTTGTTGGGGCCGATCAAGCCACCTCCGGCGCCGCCAAGCAGACCGCCGATAATGGGTGCGAGGGGCCCAAGCAGCGGCATAAGCGCGACGCCTGCGGCAGTGCCTAGGCCAGCCCCTATCGTGTTCCCATACCCGGTCTTGCCCATCGCGTTCTGGACGAAGGAGCCGCCGAACGTGCCGAGCCCAAAGCCGATCGATGCGGGGCCGAGTATGCTGCCCAACGTCATCGCGCCAGCGCCTGCCGTGGGCGCGGTGACACCTGCGGATCCGAGTAGGCTGATTTCGCCAGCCGACAGGCCAGACGAAGCGAACGAGGGGAAGAAGCCGCCGACGCTTGAATAGATCGGCGTGGAAAGGGCGCTGTTAACCGCTGACGATACGCCGCTGAATAGCCCGCCTCCTCCTGATCCGCCTGACAGACCCAAGCCGTTCAGGAGCTTGGATGCCGATCCACCCAGGTCCGTAAGGCCAAACATATCGGTCAGTTTGCCGAGCGACAGCACGTTGGACGCGTTGCTGATCAGGGACTGCCCACCTTCCGAGCCAGTGGTCAAATCGCCCTTACCGCCACCCGACCCGCCGCCCAGAGCGCCAAGCGCGGAGCCGAGTGTTGCGGCCGAGTTCGTGCCGCTGATCGCGTTCTTGAGCGGCCCAGCGATCGCCAGTTTCGCGAAGTCGGTCAGCAGCGACGCGGCAATCCCTCGCGCGATATTGCCGAAGTTCACCGCCGCACCACGCCCCGCCAGGAACGCATCAACGATGCCCTGGCCGAGCCGGTCGAAGGCGTTGCTCAGTGAATTTGTCAGAGCCTGAACGGATTGTTGGACTTGCTGGAAGTCCGCCGTGGCGGTGCTGCTGCGGTCGTACGCGGCGGCCAGGCGCTCCACCTGCGTGGCATAGTCGGCCGTGCCGGGGACCAGGTTCGCCTTGAGGGCGTCGGCCTGGGCTCTCTCAAGGTTCTGCGCGCGAGAGAGCGATTCGGCCGTGCCATCGTATGCAGCCGCAATGCGCAGTTGCGCATCGGTCTGCCGGTCGGTCTCAGCGATCGTCTTCTCGATATCCGCTTGGCCGGTCGCGGTCTTCTTTCGAAGCAGCGCGGCCGTCAGGTCATCAACCGCCTTCGTGTAGTCTCGCGTGCCCGGCGTCAGGCCATCGCTGATGACCTTCTTCTCTGCCTCCTGGCGGGCCAGGATCTCCGCAACGGCTGTCTCGCCCTTCCTGTATGCGGCCCCGAGTTCTTCTTGCGCCTTGATCTCGGCATTGACGGTATCGATGGCCTTCTGCTGACCGGTGCGATGGACCTCGTTCTTCTTGTTCAGGTCGTCGATCGCCTTTTCGTTGGCCTGGATGGCGATCGTCAGCCGATTGGAATACTCCGCATTTTCCGCGTTGACCGGGCCGAGCGTCTTCAGCTCGGTCTTCATCTTCGTGATTTCCTCGCGATACTTCGCGATCTGTCCCTGCGTGCTGGCGCTGAACCGCTGGTCTACCGTCTGTTCAAGGTCGCGTTGATTGGCGAGGTCGGTCGTGCTCGGGATCGGCGGCCCGTAGACCTTCGTCGGGTCGACCGGCAGCGGCCCCGCTTCCGTGCGGGCCTTCGCGATCAGGGCCTCGACCTTCTTGTTCTGATCGTCCAACGCCTTGTTGGTTGCGACGATCTGCTTCTGCATGTCCTCCTGGAAAGTACGGCCACCACCGCGCGCCGCGCCGGCTTCCAGGTCCGCTGCCTGCTTCCGGAGATCGAGGGCCTTCTTCTGTTCCGCGACGATTTCCGCCGACAGATCCATGCCGGTGTTGGCCGATACGCCGCCGCTGATGACGTTCGAGATCGACCGGATGTCGCGCGCCAGCTGCGCGATCACCTTCATGACTGGCTCGGAGTTCGCAACACGGGTCATGAACCCGTCCCAGGCGATCCCGAGTTCACGGGTCGCCCTGGCGCTGGGGGTCAATGACTCCGATTCCAGGCCCTTCACGCGGTCCTTCAGCTTCGTGAAGACAACATCCAGCGCGGCGGCCTTGTCGCCATGCTCGATCATCGAGCGGATGTTGACCGTCTCGGTGCCGTTCAGCAGGTTGAAGGCTTCGGATAGCTTGAGGACTTCCTGAGCGCCGCCAGTCGCGGCCTCGGACATCCGCTTGATCGCATCCTTGATGTCCGTCCCTGCCGCCGCGGCGACATCCGGCGCCATGCCGAGGATGCGGCCTGCCATCGGGGACGACAGGTTTGTGTTGCGGGTCAGTTCCGCAACGGCCGCGACGGCATCGTGCGCCGCAACGCCCTGCAGTTTCAGTTGGTCGACATAGCCTCGCAGCTGCCCGACCGACGTGTCCGCCGACCGTCCGACGCCCTGGATCGCGATGGCGAGGGACTTCTGTTGCGCCTCAAGGTCGGTCGACCGCGAGTACACGGTATTGAGCGCGACACCGAACGCAACCATGCCGGCGACGACGCCGATGATGCCAGCGTTGGACAGGATTACGCCGCCGATGCCACGCGCCAGCTGGCCCATGCCGACGCCAGCGTTCGCAGCCACCTGTCCGACCTGTGCGCCCTGCTGGATGAGCGTCTGCATTACAGGCGCGCCCGTCGCCAGCTGCTGGAACACGTCGATCGACTGGACACCGAACTGCCGGACCGCCTGCGAGGCGTTGGCCACCTTGGGTGCCACACCCTGTTGAACCTGCTGACCGAATACCTCCATGGCCTTCTCGGCCGAGATCGTCCCGGCAGCCAACGACGCCGCCGCGCCCTTCACCTCATCCATGCGGGTGCGCAGCAACTGGCTCTTGGAGGCGAACGTATCCAAGCCCTGTCCCCGCAGGAGCTGGCCATCCAACGTCCGCAGGGCGCTCTCAAGCCCGCGCTGCTCCGTCGCCAGGCGCTGCGTCGCCCCATAGACCGGGTCGAGTTTCGCCAGATAGGAATTGAGGCTGCGTTCGGCCGATGTGAAATCGCGGGCCGATTGCGCCAGCTTCGTGCCGGTTGCGCCGGCAGCACCGCCCGCCGCCTCCGTCTCGGCCTTCAGCTTCTCCTGCGCGGCCGTGAACCGGTCGACCGTCCGTTGCGCCAGTTCCAGCGCGGCCTTGTATTCAGCCGTGCCGGCAACCGCGCCTCGGGCATCAACGATGATCTGGGTGACGACCTCATCAACCATCGGTCTTGTTCTCCGACATCACAATGAGGAACCGGTCATCCAGATCACCGATGATCTGCGCTTCCCATGGCGTCAGGCGGTGCCGCGTCACGCGCGACCACGCTTCCATGGCTTCCCAGGAGATCGGGGAAAGCCCCATCCCGCCGCCGCATCTGCGGCGAAGGTCTGAGTGCCAGCGGTAGAGGTAGAAAAGCATCGTGGGGAAAGCCGGGCCGGTGATCTGTTCGACCAGGTCTGCGCGGCCCGGGTGCCGTTCCAGCAACGTCCTGATCGCCCGACGGGCGGTGTGGCCCGTCTTGTCAGGCGCATCGAGGCGGAACTGGTGCTCCGCGGCCGCGATCAGATCGGCTCGGAGCGCCGCATAAAAGACGTGTCGCGCTCCAGGAAGTCGAGGCACGCCTTGAACAGCCAGCCCTTGTTCCGGTCAGCGAGAAGAGCAACCGCAACATCGCGCGAGAACGCCATCTTCATCGGCTGGCCATCAGCGCCGCGCACCATCAGGCTCATGTCGACGATACGATCAGCCACGAACTCTACGTTGCGCTGGCGGATTGCTTCTGGGGTTTCGGTCGTGGCCTTCGGCGTCTGTCCGCTGGTCAACGCCTGTTCACGCGCCGCTGCCATCTGGAGCGTGCGGCGGTTGATCCTGTCCGCCTGTGCGATGGTCTGGTCATGCCCGGGCCCGGCGAACGTAATGGTGCCGATCGGCTCAAGGTGGCCGGGCGGGATCACCTGCATTTCAGCGGTCAGCAGGCTATCGAAGTCGTCAAGCAGGAACACGGCATCGCTGCCGTTCAGCAGGGGATCAGTCATAGGTTCTCCTGTCGGGGAGTTGGGTGCCCGGTGCGCCGACACGCACCGGGCAGGAGCCGGCTCACTTCGTCCCGGTGGCGGCCGGGATCTGGGACGCGGCTACCCGGCCAGGGACGCCGCGGTATCCGACACGGCGATCCGGTGCAGCGCTTCGACCGGGAACGGCATGTCGACACGCCGCCCGGCTGCGCGATCGCGCTCGATTGCCGCAACCAGGATGTCGACCGCTTCGGACACGGTCAGGTCTACGGGTTCGATGTCGGCCATCATCAGGCTCCGGTGCTCTGGATGTTGACCATCGTGCTCTCGAATGCGCCGCCAGTGTTGTCGATGCCGACAAGCCCGACCGGGATGGTGATGGTCTCGGTCAGCGGGCCACCCTGGCGGGACAGCGCAGCGCGGTTGACATCGCCGAGCGTGAAGTTCGGGATGAACAGCGAGATGAAGTCCTTCGGCTCGCTCTCGTTCTCGACGAACAGCAGCTCCGCCGAATAGACGGTCTCGGCCAGGAAGTCGGTCATACGCTGCATGTCCTTGCGCAGCGCGGTGAACGACATGTTGATGCCGAGCTGGCCAGTGAAGACGTCCGGCGAATACTTGATGCCGCCCGATCCGAACACCGGCACCGTCGAGGCGCCGTTGTCGATCGTGATCTCGAATGCGGTCAGTTCCACCAGATCGGTGCCGTTGACGCGGATCGTCGCATCGGCCACCGACAGCGGGATCGAGGTCGCCTCGGTCGGGCTGGTGAAATACGGCGCCGATCCACCGGTCACCTGTGTCCCCTTGCCGGTGCCGGTGAGGCCGACCGTGGCGTTGACCAGACCGTTCGCCGCCATGGCAAGCCGGATCGAAGACCATTTTGCATCCTCGTAATAGATCGAGGAGTCGATATCACCGAAGTATTCCTCGACCGTGAAATACCGCTCCAGACGGTTCGCAGCCGTCGGGCAGATCAGCTTCTTTGGAACGGTGATCGTGAACGCCGTATCCGGGGAGGCATTCAAGGTCAGGGTTTCCGCCACCGTGATGGTGCTGGTGGTCAGGCCGGTGATCCGCAGGTTGCGGCTGTTGTTGCCGGCGGTCGTGTGGCCTGTGAGCCGAATCACATCACCGACCTTCAGGCCCGCTGTGATCCACGATCCGGCGCCGGCCACGATGGTGCTGGTCGTCGTCGTGATGCTGGTCAGCGACGCGGTCGCTTCCGTAATGACGAGATCGGATGCGAACGTGCCACGGATGATCGCCTCGATAATCTGCTCCTGCGTGCCGAGCGACAGTTCGGAGTCCCACGACGCCGTCATCGACTGCGTGCCGTGCCGGCCGCGCTGGCGCATCCCATCACGGCGGACCTCGTTGCTTTCGACGGTGGCCTTCGCGAGCCGGCCGCCCTGCCCACCCGCCTGGCGCAACACCGTGGCGCCGGAACCGGATGCCGCCGTCCCGAGTGCCGACTGCACCTTGAACGCGGCATAGCCGTTGAACATCGACTGATATGCCATTGGAATGAGGTTCCATTTCAGGGATGCGGCGCATCAACACCGCGATGCCTTGCCCAAGGGCGGTTGGGCTACGCTCAGGCTTCGTATAGAAACTCGAACGATACTGATGACATCAGGACAAAATAGTTCCCGACCGTCATTTCCGCTGCGCCGTCGGTGGACGAGTAATCGTGCGTCCTGACCATCTGCGACGCTGATATCGTGATCTGCTTCCGCTCCAACGCAGTGGAGAACGCATCATCCACGGCGTCAGCCGCATCAGTGCCGGAGAACGCCGGCACACAGAGATACAGGCGGATCAGTCCGTCATGGCGGTACAGTCGATTGCCCGGCGTGGAGAACCCGACCATCTCGTTCTTGCCACCGATGATTTCGAGTTCAACGAACGGCAGGATCGCGCCAGTGACATCGGTCGGATTGTCGTTGTCGTCGATCGTGACGGTGTCGGCCCATCGGTCATTCTGCCAGCGCATGGGCCATGACGTGGCACCCGCCGCGGCGATGAAGGTCTTGATGGCTGCCTTTGCGGGACCGAGCATCAGCGCACCATGATTTCGATGGCCGGATAACGATCCGACGCGTTGTTCTGCGCCCGCTTCTTCACGCCCTTCCGGCGGGGGCCACTCGCCAGCAATGGGACTCCACCGACGATGCCCCGATAGGCGAACCGGAACGATGCAAGGTTCCCGAGGCGGCGGTTTAGCGCAGCGGCCGTGATCTCGTAGACGCCATCCGGGGCCTGCACGGACAAGCCAGGCCGGCGGTCGGTCAGGCGCTTGCGGAACCGGCTTACGGCCCCGCCCTCGATCTTCCGCGCGTAGGGCCTGGCATTGACAAACACGATGTCATCACCGGCCTTGATCTCGATCTTGCCGCCCTCGGTCGCGGCGTCTCGTCGGGTGCCGTTCACGAATAGCCAGTGATCGTCCCGATAATGCCCGCCTTCATCCGGCCCATAGGGCGAAGCCAGGACAAGGGCGTTCCAGGTTTCCGTGATGACGTGCGAGAACAGGTCGAATTCCGTGAGGGTGACGCCGTTCGGCTTCACGTCCTCCAATGCCTTGCCTTCGACGCCGTCGACGAACCGCGTGATCGGCGCTGTGTTCCCGAACGCCGCGCGGATCGCCGCCTGGTTCTCGTCCGTGCGACGGCGTGTCTCGCGGATAATCGCTTCCTTTGTCTGGACCTCGATGCGCTCGATGATCGTCTTGATGCGGGCCGATGTCAGGCCGGATCCGCTCATCCGCCCACATCCAGTTCGATACGGCAGACGGTCTCGCCTTCGAATAGTTCATCGATATTCGCCACGGTCCGGTCCCGGCCATCGAACGAGATCCGGTCGCCCCGGCGCACCCGGTCGGACCACCCGTCCGCCACCATTTCCTCGTCGGTCAGGATCACCAGAAACCGTCCCTGATGTGCCGTCGTGTCGCTGGGTGCTGGACGCGGGCGAACCATCGCCTTGACGTCGATCGACGCCGCGACCGTGCCGTTCTGCAGGAACCGCTTGACGGTGATCGTGCGGCCGTACTTCAGCAGCTCGGCATAAAGCGTCCGCGAGGCTGAACCGCCTGCCATGTCAGAGGACAATCCGGCGATGGCGTTCAAGCAGGCCGGCGGCATCGGGAGGCATCTCCGCACCGTTCCCGCTGGTATCCACCCAGTATGTCTCGGTGACGACGCCGGGGAGTTCGAGAGACTTCAGCATCGGGTCGCGCATCCGTGCCGACATCCGCTGGCGAACCAGAATCAGGCACGCCTGTTCGATGGTGCGCGGCAGATCACCGAGAAGTTCGAAGCCGCCCGAATAGACGACGACGATCTTGCACCCGGTCCAGATCGACCGTGCGCCCTGGCATAGCCGATACAGCAGGCCAGACGATGCGTCGGTCCGATATTCCGATGTGTCCAGAACGGTATCGTCTACCGTGACGGATACGACGGTCGTGACAGGGGTGCGGCTCAGGACCAAGGCATCGGCATACCTGCCGCGGTCCATGGCGAATTCCTCGGAGACTGTTTCCTTGCCGAACACCCGGTTGCAGAAATCGGCACAACGGTTCGACGCGTCGGAGATCCAGCGCCGCAGGGTCGCATCCGGCACATCCGGGCCCCCGAGTTCGTCCTTCACGGTTTCGAGCGTCGTCAGGTCGTGCGTGGTAGCCGCCACCGTGACGGTCAGGATGCTGTCCATCGTCAGGCCCTCAATCGCGCGATTTCCATCCGGCGCTTCACCTCGGCGGCATCCGTGACCAGATCGACGCCATCCCGCACGGCCAACAGGACTGATTCCGACATGGCGTGCTCCATTGCACGGGTGCGGGCGCTCTGCCGGTTGCCGAGTTCTCGGACAGAGATCCCGACGGCGGTGGCGACGACGGTGGTCCGGCGCTCTTTCAGCCAGGCCTCGGAATACTGTCGGGCCTGGCGCGAGATCTTCTGCATCTTGCTCCGAGCGAGGTGCATCATCTCCAACGCCTGATCGTCGCTCGTCGGCTGCGCCATGTGCGGTGACATGTGGAGCCACAGGCGACGGATGCCCGGGACATCGAGGGCCAGAAGGCACCGCCGCATTTCAGCCGAGTGCTCCATCAGTCGAGTGTGATGGCCGTTGCGGTGGAAAGCTGGGGCGTCACGCCTGTCGTGCAGACGATATTTGGACTGACGGTTCCACTGAACAGGATTGCCGTCGCGCCGCCGCCCGTCTTTCCGGCTGAGAAGTACGTGGCCGTGCCCGACCCACCCGTGCTCGCTGGAAAGCCAATGGTCGCGACCGGCGACACGCTGTTGCCCGAGACGGTCCAGCCGCCGGATGTCCGCGCCACGTTCACGCGCGCATACGACGTGTAGGCGATCTCGGATGTCGACATTGTGCCGGAATCGCCGGGATCGGCGGTATGCAGCGCGCAGTGGACGTTCGTCTGCGGCGTGCTGGCGGCGTTGTCAGCATAATTCGCCCACGCGGTCGCGTTGAAGATCAGAGCCAGGATCGCGTTTTCGGTCGTGTCAGAAATCGTCATGTGGAATCCCCATCAGTTGCGCGGTCCCGCCGCGTTGCCGGAAAGCCGCGCCGAAGCCCCCGCCGGAACGGTTCGTGGTATGGCGCCCGAACTGCCCGAGCGTCCCGTGGCCGCATTGCCGACGATCCGGGCCGATGCTGCGCTGTCCTGTGGCCGAGGCAGCGCATCGAGCCGCGGAACCGCGATGACGATCGCCGACCCAGACGCGACCCCGATGGCCAGCGCGAGCGACGAACCTGCCGCCGCTGCGGCACCGGTGCCGGCAGCCTGGCCCGCACCGATCGAAACGGCCTTTCCGACGGCCACGGCCGTGCTGGTCCCAGATGCCGCCCCGACCGACTGGACGACGCCGGTAGCCGTTCCGACGCCCGACGCTGTGCCGGTTGCCGTGGCCGTGGACGCCCCGACCGCCGATGCCGCCCCAACCCCAGCTGCTGAACCTGCCGCGACCGCCAGGGCCGCGCCGACGCCAGTTGCAGTACCGGTTCCGGTTGCGATGCCGCGAACGACCGGCGTTGCTGTGGCCGATCCAGTCCCGCTTGCCACACCCGTTGACGTGGCGGTGGCCTGACCTGTCGCTGTTGCGGTCCCAGTGCCGCTGGATGCGCCCGTGCCGGTTGCGAGCGGTGCGCCAACGCCAGTTGCCGTGCCCTGCCCTGCTGCCGATCCGATCGAAGCGCCCGTGACAGCGGCGCCCGTGGCTACCCCGGCGCCGGATGCCGACCCGACTGCTGTGGCGAGTGCGGCGCCGGTCGCCGAGGCTGTTCCGGTTCCTGCCGCTGAGCCTGCGCCGACCGTCGTGGCCGTGCCGATGGCGGCTGCCGTGCCGGTTCCTGCTGACGCGCCTGCCGCCGCAGCGGTGGATCGTCCGGATCCGGTAGCTGCGCCCGTTCCTGCCGCTGAGCCGGCTCCGGCGGCCGTGGAGGCGCCTGCGGCCGATGCCAGTCCAACGCCTGCCGCTGAACCGGTCCCGGTCGCCAGGGGTGTGCCGACCGCCGCTGCCGTGCCGCTCCCACCTGCTGATCCGACCGACGCCGCCGTGAGGGCAACGCCCGATGCTGTGCCGGTTCCGGTGGCCGATCCCGTTGCCAGCGCGAGCGATGCGCCGGTTGCGGTGGCCGATCCTGTTCCGGCTGCCGTGGCAGTTGCTGCCGCGATGGCCGCGCCGACTGCTGCGGCTGATCCGATGCCAGACGCCGCGCCCGATACGATTGGCGTTGCGGTGGCGGTGCTGGTCCCTGCTGCCGCGCCTACGCCGGTTGCCGTGGCCTGTCCGGTGGCGGTTGCCGATCCGGTGCCGGCCGCTGCACCGTCGCCGGTCGCGGTGGACTGCCCGACGCCCGATGCCGCGCCTGTTCCGGATGCTGCGCCAACCGATGCGGCGCTGCCGGAATCACCCGTTGCGGTGCCGACGCCCGATGCCGCACCGACTGATGCAATATCAACGTCGAACTCGGCGACAACCGAGGCGAAGACGCCGCCCGTGCTGCCCCATGTCAGGGTCGAGAGGCCGAAGTCCGACACCTTGCTGACGGTCGTCA